CGTCAGTAGCTTTGATAAGTGCGTCATATGTTTCGACAGCGATGACGCTGGCAGAAAAGCCTCGTCAGAAGCTGCACAGATCCTGCCAGTGGGCAAGGCTTTCATTGCAATCCTCCCGATGAAAGACATCAACGAGTGTCTACAAGCAGGTAAAACAGCGGCAGTCGTGAGTGCTATCTTTGAGGCCCGTGAATATCGGCCTGATAGCATCAAGACCTCTGCCGATTTCAGAAGCGTGATAGGTCAGGAAGATGCCGCCTCTTCCATCACTTATCCTTACGCCGGTCTGAACGCCATCACTGGTGGCATCAGGCTCAAGAGTGAGGCTGAGTTAGTGACGATCACTGCGGGTTCTGGACTCGGTAAAACCACATTTGTACGAGAGATCACATACCACCTACACAAGCAGGGTGAGACATGCGGATTGATATGCCTTGAAGAGTCTAACAAGCGTAGCTTGCTGGGTTTGGTGGGCATCCACCTAAACAAGAACATCACAGTCAACAAAGACCAAGCCACCCAAGAAGAGATCGAAGCGGCGTTTGACGAGCTGTTTCCACCTGACCACCAAGTCTACCTCTACGACCACTGGGGATCATGTGACATCGACACAATCATCCAGCGCATCAGCTTCATGGTCAAAGCCTTGGGCGTCACTGTGATCATCCTAGATCACATAAGCATCCTTGTGTCTGGGCTGGCTACCAACGATGAACGCAAGCTCATTGACATAGCCATGACACGCTTGAGGACAGAAGTTGTCCAAGAGCTAGGCGTCACTGTGATTGCTGTCAGTCACCTAAGACGACCCAGCGGTGACAAGGGCTTTGAGGGCGGTGAGAAACCTACCTTGCAATCTCTACGGGGGTCAGCATCAATCGCTCAACTAAGCGACATGTGCATCAGCCTTGCTGTCGATAAGGAAGACCCAGACAGCGATTTACGCATCATCTCAGTGCTCAAGAATCGATGGTCAGGGCAGACGGGATGGTGTTGCAATTTAAAGTTCAGCAGAACTACTGCGCGACTAACCGAAGAAGGGAGCGACTTCTGATGAAAGCATTTCTTAATGAAGGATACGTCAGGTACGTAAACGGAACAGGAAACATCGCTAGAAAACCATTATCGAAAAGAAGGCTAATAAGAGCTGCATTGTCTATTGGTAGCAAACAGCAAAAAGCAGCCGCGAGAGCAAATTCATTAAAAAACAAAGGAGAAACTCAGTGATGACACATCCAATGACACTTGATGGATACCAGCTACAAGCTGAGACGACCTTTATTGTCGAGAAGAACAAGATTGAGTATTTGGCACTTGGTCTAGCGAATGAGACAGGAGAGCTTCTTGGCGTTTTGAAGAAACACATCAGAGATGATGAGCAATCATTAGCCGATATGGACTATGAAAAACGCCTGACTGTCATGAAAGAGCTAGGTGATGTGCTCTGGTATGCGGCTGTGCTTGCGGCCCACATGCAGTTCGATCTGTCATCTGTAGCTGAGATGAACTTACGAAAGCTAGATCGCAGGATGCAACTAGACCTAATCAAAGGGTCTGGAGATGACAGATGAGGCGTGTGTTCTTTGACTTAGAAACAGACGGTCTTGATCCTGATGTCATCCATTGCATCTCTGTCGGTGAGCTAGGTAAGCCAGTACATAGCTTCGGCCCCGACGAAATCAGAGAGGGCCTATGGTCACTGCTGGACGTTGATGAGCTAGTTGCACACAACGGGCGTGGTTATGACTTTCGGGTGATTGAAAAGCTGTACCCAGACTGGCAGTTCAAAGGTAAACGGACAGACACTCTTGTGCTGTCTCGCTTGATCAGAGCCGACCTAAAGAACGAGGACTGGAACTACAACTGGAACAACGACATTCTTCCAAAGAAGCTATATGGATCTCATAGCCTCAAAGCGTGGGGCATGAGACTACAAAGTCGTCTTGGCGGCAACATGCTTAAAGGCGACTATGATGGCGGCTGGGAGCACTGGTCACAGGCTATGCAAGATTACTGTGATCAGGATGTCAGAGTCACCATGGCTCTCTATGAGTTCTTGAATGTCGAAGATCATTCAGAAGAGTCACGACAGCTTGCTCACGAGATCGCTGAGATCGCAGAAGACATTGGCAAAGCTGGGTGGACATTCGATAACAACAAAGCTGGCAAGTTGTATGCTGAGTTGTGTAGGCGGCGTGAGGAGATCGAACACGATCTACAGAACCTCTTTGAGCCGTGGGTTGTTGAAGAGACCTTCATCCCGAAGCGAAACAACAAGACGCTGGGTTACATCGAAGGTGAACCGTTTGTTAAAAAGACAACGGTTGAGTTTAACCCCAGCAGTCGTAGGCATATCGAGTTTTGTCTGACCAAGAAGTACGGATGGAAGCCATCTAAAACAACTCCACAAGGTCATGCGATTATCGATGAAGTTGTGCTTGGTTCACTAGACTATCCAGAGGCACAGAAGCTATCTGAGATGTTTCTAATTTCCAAACGCTTAGGCCAACTAGGCGAAGGCTCTCAGGCGTGGATGAAGAAGGTCGATAGTGACGGTAAGATCCGTCATAGGCTTCTATGTCCATCTACGAGGACACTTAGGTGTACCCATATCCAACCCAACTTGTCGCAAGTACCAGCAGTGAGACTGCCGTATGGCAAAGAGTGCCGTGAGTTGTTCACAGTACCTAGCGGCTACTCACTTGTTGGTTGTGACCTTAGCGGCATTGAGATCCGCTTATTTGCTTCTTTCTTGGCTAAGTACGATGGGGGTGCATATGCAACGGAAGTCCTTAACGGCGACATTCATACGGCAAACGCAAAGGCGTTCGGCGGCATCGAAAGATCCACGGCGAAGGGAGCATTGTACGCCCTCTTGTACGGAAGTGGCGACCTCAGACTTGGACAGCTCGTCGGCAAAGGAGCCAAAGAAGGAAAGCGTCTCAAAGAAAACTTCATGACTGCTGTCCCTGCTTACAAGACCTTGAAACACAAGGTCGAGGAAGCGTCACAGAAAGGCTACATACGAAGCCTTGGTAAGACCAAGATAAAGGTCAATGCCCCTCACACGGCTCTCAACAGCCTACTTCAGTCAGCATCAGCGGTGCTTAGTTCCAAATGGCTGATCTTAATTAATCAACAACTAAAACAGCAAAAGCTGGACGCCACAGTGCTTGGATGGATTCACGATGAAGTCCAAGTCGCGGTGCGGAAAGGGCAGGAAGAACATGTCGGTAATCTCCTTAGACGATGCGCGAAAGAAGCTGGAGAAAGCTATGAACTCAACATCCCAATCGACGCAGAGTTCTCAGTCGGACAAAGCTGGGCAGAAACACATTGACGATGAGACGATGCTTGGCCTCGCCGCGATGTATGAGTGCCTTGCTAGAGCTAGGTTCGGTGGTTTTACAACCAAGTCAGCCTACGCAAGACAGGCCGCAACTATCATAGCTGTCGCGGCAACAGAAGACCTAATCACAACCAAAGTCTCCGAGGACATGTGGGGAAACCGATGGATCATCACGGAGTTTGGCAATGCTTACATGAAGGAGATCGAAGACGATGTTATTAGTTGATGCCGACTTATACTTATACCGTTGCACCACATTTACCGAGCAAGAGGTTTGCTGGGACTCAGACGGGGCTTGTAACATATGGAGCCTAGACACTGATCTAAAGACCGCCAAAGAGATGTTCTTCGATCAGCTAGATACCTTCAAAGAAACTCTTAATGATGACCGAGTGATCTTATGCCTGTCGTCTGCCTATAACTTCAGAAAAGATGTGATGCCTACATACAAAGGTGGTCGTAAGAAGATCAGAAAACCACTTGGCTATGTTGCCATGTTGGATTGGGCAAAACACACCTTCTCTACCGTCCAGCTTAGTGGTCTGGAAGCCGATGATGTTATGGGCATCTTAGCAACAAAGCCTGAGAACATTGGCAAGGCAGTCATCGTGTCTGATGACAAAGACATGAAAACAATTCCTGCCAAGATCTATCGACCAATGTCTGATGAACGCTTGGACATGAGCCAAGCTGAAGCTGATCGCAACTTCTACATCCAATGTCTGACAGGTGATGTCACCGATGGATACTCCGGCCTCAAGGGTTACGGGGTGAAGACTGCTGAGAAACTACTTGGCTCACGCCCTGACTGGTCACTCGTTGAAAAAGCATATCTCAAAGCTGGCCTCACCAGAGAGGACGCACTTACCCAAGCTCGACTAGCGCGGATTCTGCGCTGGGAAGACTGGGACTACGACAACAAAAAACCAATCCTCTATGGGAGCAAAGAGCATGGGAAATCACGAACACTACATGAGGGAGTTAGCGCGGCAAGCTGATGCCCAGAGTGACATCATAAACCAACCAAGGCATTACGCCGATCACACCATCCAGCCCGTAGACTTCATAATGTCTAACGGGCTTTCTTTTTGGGCTGGCAACGTCATCAAGTACGTCTGCCGCGCTGGGACAAAACCCTACCCAAACATGGACGCAACAGAGTCCGAAATCACCGACATCAGAAAAGCCATTCGCTATTGCGAGATGCGCCTCAATCAGCTTGAAGGGAGAAACCCAAGCGATGAAAAGTAATCTATTACCTACTGACTACCAGACCTTCATAGCAATCAGTCGTTATGCCCGATGGCTAGAGGATGAGAACCGCAGAGAAACATGGCTAGAGACAGTGCAAAGATACATGGACTACATGCACTCCAAAGTAAACTTTAGCGGTCAGGATGCACAGGACTTAGAAGACGCCATCCTTGATCTCAATGTGATGCCATCGATGAGAGCCTTGATGACTGCTGGTGTAGCCGCAGACCGTGATAACACATGTATCTATAACTGCTCTTACCTGCCTGTCGATCATCCACGGGCTTTCGATGAAGCCATGTTCATTCTCTTATGTGGCACAGGAGTTGGCTTCTCAGTCGAGCGTCAGTCGATCAGTAAGTTGCCAACGATCCCAGAAGACCTAACAGACACTGACGATGTTATGGTCGTACAAGACAGCAAGGAAGGCTGGGCCAAGGCTCTGCGTAAACTTATTAGCTTGCTGTATATCGGCGGTGTGCCCCGCTGGGATCTAAGCGGCATACGCCCAGCAGGTGCGCGGCTGAAGACCTTTGGTGGTCGTGCGTCGGGGCCGGAGCCGCTAGACGATCTGTTTAAGTTTGTCGTTGCTAAGTTCAAAGGCGCGGCAGGACGCAAGCTCAACAGCATCGAAACCCATGACATCATGTGTAAGATCGGTGAAGTCGTTGTTGTAGGTGGTGTACGCCGTTCAGCTATGATTAGCCTGTCTAACCTGAGTGACCAGCGTATGCGTCATGCAAAGTCAGGATCATGGTGGGAGAACGAAGGTCAACGTGCTCTAGCTAACAACTCTGTGTGCTACACCGAGAAGCCAGACATGGAGACATTCTTGCGCGAATGGCTTGCACTTGTTGAGTCTAAGTCAGGTGAGCGTGGTATCTTTAGCCGTGTAGCGGCTGAGTCCCATGTAGCAAAGAACGGTAGAAGAGTTCTTGGACATGAGTGGGGAACCAACCCGTGCTCAGAGATTATCTTGAGGCCATACCAGTTCTGCAATCTGACAGAGGTTGTCGTGCGTGAGCATGATGATCTTGAGTCACTGAAGAAGAAAGTTCGATTAGCTACAATCTTAGGTACAGCGCAGTCTACCTTCACACATCTGCCGTACCTCAGACCTGTGTGGACTAAGAATACATCAGAGGAACGGCTGCTTGGTGTGTCTCTGACAGGCATCATGGATCATCCTGTGTTGTCCAAGAACATCGATAGCCCACGCTGGTTAGCTGAGATGAAGCAGGTAGCCATTGATACTAATGCTGAATATGCCGACAAGTTTGGCATCGAAGTCTCAGCAGCGATTACCTGCGTCAAACCATCTGGCACGGTGTCCCAGCTAGTCGACAGTGCAAGCGGCAT